TCCTGTGATTCTAGATGTACCAGTACCTGAAATGTTACCGCTTGCATCTATATCAAAGTTAGTTGTTATTGCACCTGTTCCTGCAGTTTTAGTAATTTGTTCAAAACCACCTTCTGATCTGACTGGACCGCTGTATGTTGTATTACCCATAGTAATCTCCTTAATATAAATGTAGTCTTTTTCAAGTCTGCCAAGTCAGCAGTCTACACTTATTAAAATGTCTTGGTAGGTTTATTATACCCAAAAAAAAGGGGACTCGAAAGTCCCCTTAATCAATTACCTAGTGAGCTAATTAAGCAGCACCTGGAGAACCAAATATTCCTCTAGGATCAGAGAACCCAAATGAATATCTTTCTCTTGCTTTAAACCTTACATTACCTGTATCGAAGTCACCTTCCATAGCAGTTTTGATTGGTGATCTAACAAACTGTTTAAGTCCGTTAGGTGCATCAGTCATAATGAAGAAAGCATCAGTATCAGTTAGATAATGATTTACGGTATAGCCTTGTGGGATCATACCCATGTTAGCCATAGCATTAATATCGTTATCTGCTGTACCTACTCTACCTGGTGTTTTTAATATTCTTTCCGCTGTGAACTGAAGTTCTTTTGGAATGATTAATTTTGCACCTTGTAAAGCAACTTTTAGACCTCTTTCGTCAACAAATGCAGCGATATCAATTAATGATTGCTCCATAGATGTTTCTGAAAGGTCAGCCGCTACTGACAACTCGTTAGCAAATGTTCCGCCGCTTGTTAGAGGATGAACTGCTGAACATAGTTCAACGCCGTCACCACCTGTGAAGCTGCTGTTAAAAGCATTGTTTAGTACGTTTGCAGCTTTCACTTGTTTAGTGTTAGCCATAGAACGTGCTAGTGCTCTTGTGTAACGACCTGCTAATCTGTCGTATAGGTTATCTTCAATTGCTTCCTCTGTAATAGCGAAAGCCATTGCGATAGTTTCGTGCGTATATCTTGCTGTATAACCTTCAGTTGCATCGTCAAACGACACGCCTGCACCTTCAGATTTTACAGGAGCCGCACCAAAACCTGATAGCATTACTTCTTCTTCGAAAGCTCTATCAGAACTCTCAGAATCAAAAATCTCACTATGCTCGTTTTCGTAACGGTTGTACTCTAGTCCAAAGAGAGCGTTTAAACCGGGCTCTAACTCCTTGACTAGCTGGGCTCTTGAAATTGCCATAATTTACTCTCCTTATGCTAATCCGACACCTTTTAGGCCGAATATGTGGTTAACAATTACTACTTTCACATTTGTGTTGGCAGTCGCTACGTCTGAATTACCTGGATCTTGAGAAATGTCGATAGCTTTTAGTGGAAGGTTTGTACCTGTCGCACCAGTAGTTACGTCTAATTCTGAACCAGCTAAACCAGTTGTTGTACTTCCAGCAGTTGTGTACACAATATCAAAGTTGCCTAATAAATCAGCAATTGGGAAAGTGTCATCCGCTTGAATTTCAAATACAACCATAGGATCGTCAATTATGAAGGCCTCAATATCTGCGGCCGCCGTAGAAGCAGGGTAAAAATTGGAAAATTTTTCTTTTCCTGTTGAAGGGTCTGTAAACCTACAACCATTAAATACACCAACAATAGGAACTGTACCGCCATCGGCGTGTATCTCTATTCCACCACCAGTTACATGCATTACCATGTCACCTTGGAAGATAGCTGTTCCATAGTTGTTAGCTATTCTGTAACGGCTTTGTCCGCCAGTATAGGGTGTTCCACCTATTCTGCCGATTGGACGAAGTCCGAAAGGGGCATCTCTATTTGCCATGATTAAACTCCTTTAAAAATAGTTAAAATAATTGTGGCAAAGAAAAGCTAAAAAATTAAGACTTTCTGTTACCACCAAAAGTTACACGAGACTGTCTGTCAATATTAACAGGCATCTCTGGTCGTTGTTCCCTTAAAATATCGTTATCAACGGCTTTAACTTGGTCAGAAGTAATTCCCATAAAATACTTCTTGCGTTGTTCGACAATTTCTTCAGGTATCCTTGCCAACACAAGGCCACCAACTCCGATTAACCCCTCATATCTACCTTCATAAATAACTGGATAGTCATGGTCGCCAATTTCATTCTTCACTTCTTCAGCTCGAACGAATTCCCAACCTTCTCTGAGTTTTTTAGAAACATTACTTGTATCCATAAAACCAGCACTTTCTACCCTTATCCATCTATGAGCGTAACCTTTCGGTGCTCGGGGTGCATCTAAACTTGATGGTGGAGCCCAAGGTTTATTACGAATTTCTTTATTCTCCTTTGAGCTGCGTGAGGTTCTTTTCTTTACATCTTCTGTAGTCATAATATTACTCCTTCACGTATTTAGCGTATTCTTCTAGTGGCACCCCTAATTTTTTAGCTATCGCTACTTGTGAACGGGTGAGTTTCACGGTTCTGCGTCCTTGCTGTTTACGCCCCGCTGAGGCAACAGTTTGAACGGGTTTCTTCTCTTCAACTTTTTCAGTTGAAAACTTAGATGGGAAATAATCTCTCATCTGGTTATCTACTTCATTGTAGTAGTCCTCGGACTCTGAGTCAAACCCTTGCTCTACTAAATCTTCATGTATACCAAAAGCAGCGTTAGTCATCGCCTTGTCGCTACCAAACCATTTATTACCTTCTGCCCATTCTTTAGCTCTTGGGCTAGCTGGCGCTAGTGGTTTTTCTGTCGGGGTATTCTCCAAGACTTGAGTTGGTTGAGCAACTTCAGCCTCTCTTTCTTGTTGTACTCTTTCGGTATCCGCTAATTTGACTCTTGCTTTTTCTTTTTGAACAGCCAGTTGAGCTAGCTCATCGTTAGCTTCTACGATTTTAGCCGAGTCCCCTGAATCAATAGCGTCTTGAAGTTTAACTCTAACTTGTTCTTTTTGTGCATCTACTCGAGCGTCAAATTCTTTAGCGTAGTGTGTGTCTACAGTGTTAAAGTTTTTTTCAGACTCTGAGTATTTTTTCTGTAAACCTTTAGCATAGTCTAAAGCAGCAGCTTCTTTTCTTTCAGCTTCTCTCATCTTTCTAGTAAGCTTATCGATTCTTTTTTGAGTTTTTTCTGAAACATCTAAAAGATTATCCCCTGATCTGTTTACTTCAGGTTTTTCTTCAATAACTTCAGCTTGTGTTTTTTCTTTAATAGGGTCTGTGTACCCTAAGTCGACTTCCCCAATTGTGTCTTGGACAGTTCCGACTTTTTCTTCAGTAGCCTCTACTTGTATATTTTGTTCATCAATACCATCTGTATCTAATTCGATTTCTGTTTGTGTTTCTGACATATTTTACTCCTAAAATAGTGCGAGGACATCCTCGGGTTTATCGATAGTACCAATGATTTCGTCATCATTAATTATTCTGTGCTCTCCAAATTTAGTTTTAAACCTGGCTCCTGCATAACGACCATAAATTATAAACTGACCTTCTTTACACCAAGGCCCATTTGGAAATTTATCTTTATCTTGATAACAAAGATCACCCATCTTCACAACTAAACCAACAACGGTTGTCATTTCAATGGTTTCTAGTGTTTTGTCAGATAAAGCAATACCGCCTTTTGTTTTCTTAGGTCCTGAATAAGGCCTAACCAACATACGGTAACCCACCGGGTTTGGTATCATTTCTAAATATTCTTTGGTTTGTTCGGGTCCTTTTGGGATGATGTCTTCTTCATCTTGTGTGGGAATGGTTTCGTCCTTGATATAGCTTGGCTTTATAATACCAGTCATTTTATTACTCCTCGTTTTTAAGCAGGTCTGTTAAATCCTGTAGCAGTGCATCATAAGCACTGATCTTGCCCTTAGCATAGTTCAATTGTTCTAAGTTGTCTACCCCGTAGACTAAATGTTCAATTGTGTCCTGTTTTCTTTTTTCTATAGAATGTTTTATAGCTTGCATTGTATCTAAATCATACATTTTTAGACCCCTCAACTTTTTCTTGAACAATAATAGTGTTAGCTCCAATTTTATCTTCAAGCTCCCTTAATCTACTTTCTAACTGCTCTCTAGTCATACCCTCTAAGGTATTGTGGGTAATTTCTTTTTTATCAACAAATAGACCCGCTAACTGGCCACTTCTAAACTCAGCGTTAATAGCGCCTGTGTACTGCCCTTTCTTTTCAGCGCCATCACGTAAGCGTTCAAAAGTTTTATATCTAGTTAATTTATCTTTTTCGTATTTTGATTGCTCTTCCGCCATTCTTTTTTCTAAGTAACGACATACATGAGGATTTAAAGAGGGGTTGGTTAGACGGCTACCCATAACCATCGCTGAGTTTTCATTCTTACCGCTGAAACCAGCTTTAATAATAGCGTCTTTTTTAGAAATCTGTCCCCAATTTTCAACTAGAATGTCCACAAAAGCTTTTTGCTTAGTTGTGATTTCATCCGAGGTCTTCATAATATTTGCTTTTTGAGGCATATGTTATTTAGTTCCTGTAAATTTTTGGCCTTTAACCTGTATACCGCTCACACCTTTAATAGCGCTTTTTACCCCTGCTTCACGAAATGGGCAACCACCGTGTTTAAAGCCCATTTTAAAATTAAGATTTACTTTTCCAGTATCATCAATGCTTATCTTACCTTCTTTATTTTTATTTTTATATTCTGCACCAATCATTGCTCTGTAATCTTTTTTACCGTGTACGTTTCTAGAAACTTCACTTTTTACCTTTACCTTTTTATTTAGTTTGACATCACCTTTTAAGCCTACTCTATCAAATTTTCCTTTAATACTTTTACCTTTTACCTTATATGCAGAACCCGAAAGACTAGGTGTAATAGAACTTTTTTTACCATCAAAAGTATATGATGCTTTACCTCCACCGTATTGAAAGTTTTCATTACCGCCAGCATAAAAATCAACATCGGCACCATTTTTATAACCTTGTGGGTTGGGTCCTCGTTTAGGAGGTACGGTGTCAGTAAGACCACCCTTTTTTTTAGTAAATGTTTTACCTGACTTTAAAGATTTCTTACTTACTTTGTATAACTTACCTAATCCTTTTAAACCAACAAGTTCAAGTGCAGTTTCGCCTAAACCTAACAATTGATCCTTTGGGAAATTTTTATAACCTTCAGGGTCTTTACGTTTTGCTTTACGTCTATTCTCTAAAGTTTCTTTGATAAAAGACTTACTCCTTTTATTTTTACTAATGTTCTGTGGCATTATCTATCTCCTTAAAGTTTATGCGGCATCATTCCACGGAAATATAACCTACGATACTGACCTTTAATCTTTCTGTTTGAGTGGGCTGCCATTATTTTT